TCAAGAGCAATAATGACCAGAGCATCGCCGAGATCAAAACCAGGCTGGGCGAAGATGTGCTGACCCGCGAACAGGGTGAGCGGCTGAGCCGCGAGCTGGATGAGCATAAGCGGCGCATGGATGAAATGCTGCTGGCCAGTGCACGGCCGGATTTTGCGGCGGATGGCGCGCCGCGCGGCGCGTATGACCGGGAGCATAAGGCCAGCTTTGAGCGTTATATGCGCCGGGGCGATGAGGCGGGACTGCTGGCGCTGGAAGGCAAGGCGCTGTCGGCGGGCGTAAGCGCGGATGGCGGATTTCTGGTGACCCCGGAAACCGAACGTCAGATTGACCGGCTGCTGTCGGTGGCGTCACCCATCCGTTCCATTGCCACAGTGCAGAAGATCAGCGGCAATGTGTATAAAAAGCCGTTCGCAACGACAAGCGCCAGCACCGGCTGGGTGGGGGAAACCGCGGCGCGTCCGCAAACCACCACGCCTACGCTGGTGGAGCTGAGTTTTCCGGCAATGGAAATTTATGCGATGCCGTCAGCAACGCAGACCATTCTGGATGATGCGGCGGTGGATACCGAAGCCTGGCTGGCGGATGAAGTGCAGATCATTTTTGCCGAGCAGGAAAGTCTGGCCTTTGTCAGCGGCGATGGCGTGAACAAGCCCAAGGGGTTTTTGTCTTACACCAATGTGGCGAATGCGTCCTGGACATGGGGCAATATCGGCTATCTGGCGACGGGCGTTGCGGGGGCCTTTGCCGCCAGCAATCCGAGCGATGTGCTGGTCAATCTGATCTACACGCTGAAACAGGGCTACCGGTCGAACGCCAACTGGGTGCTGAACCGCAATGTGCAGGCCGATATCCGCAAGTTCAAGGATGCCAACGGCATGTATCTGTGGCAGCCATCCGTTGTGGCGGGACAGCCTTCAACCCTGATGGGCTATCCGGTAACGGAATCAGAAGATATGCCAAGCCTTGCCGCCAATAGTTTCAGTATTGCGTTTGGCGATTTCAAACGCGGCTATCTGATCGTGGACAGGCTGGGCATCCGGGTGCTGCGTGATCCGTACACGGCCAAACCTTATGTGCTGTTTTACACCACCAAGCGGGTGGGCGGCGGCGTGCAGAATTTCGAGGCGATCAAGCTGCTGAAATTCGGCGTGTCGTAAAATCAGTTTCTATAGATGACTGCCGGGGGCGGAATGAAAATTCCGCCCTTTTTTTTGAGAATATCCAAGTGAGGAAGCAGCATGGCCTGGGGAACGAAACAAAGTTTTACGGATCAGACGTTGATCAACAACACGGCCGAGAAATATCTGGCGGCGGTGTCGCTTAACCCGCGCGAACTGTGCCATGTGCAATTAAAGCTGGATAATGAACATGCCTCGGCGGTGACGGACAGTTTGCAGGTGTCAGTTTACACGACCCTGGATACGGCCAGTGAGGTCTGGGATGTTTTTCCATTCATGCAATTCACGATCAGGCCCGCCACCATCAATGCGGAATATTTCTCCTTCACCGTGCTTGGCGTGCGCAAATTCCGCATTGGCGGATTGAGCACCGGCGCCACCAACACCTACACGATGGGCGGGGCCTATATGCTGGATGGGGTGAATGCGTGATGCCGGATCCGGCGCGTAAAGGAGAACTGGCATGAATAGTTCAGGATTAAATTTATCGCATTTGTTTTGCGTGATTTGTCTTGTGTGCGCGGCCTGTGGCACAGCCAATCCGGGCCCGGTGTCCGGTTGCGCGGGGACCAATGCGGCGTCCCTGGCCTATGATGCGCATAGCGGACAGGTTGAAGCGGCATTGTGCGGCGGCAAGGAGAATGATTCTGTAAGGCTTTCCGGGAAGACCCCGGGCGGGCTTGAATTCAGTTATGAGGCGCAGGGCGCAACCGCATTTTCCGGACAGCAGATCCAGGCTGAACTGAAACAAGCGCTTACCAAAGAGCGGCAAGAAACCATCCGTGAGCTGATCGGTATTATTAAAACAGGCGTCCCGCGCCTGTCCCCTGTTCCCCGGTAAAGGCCCGCACATCAGATGCAAGAAAAACCGCCACGCTGGAACGTTTCGCCCGCGCTGATTGCGCCCAATGCGCGCAGACTTTGGAATGGGCTGGCTTTCATCGCGCCATTATGGCCGGACGCGGGTAAAGGCGCGCTGCTGGGGCCGCATGCGCAGCCATTGGCTGGCGCAAATCTGGTTGCGGGGTCAACCCTGCAATGGCGCGGCACGCCATACGGGGCGGGCGCTGGTATTTCGGGTGCTTCCAATCTTTTATTTCAGGATAATTTTGCGCCCATAACAACATCAGATGGCGCAGGGACAGGCGATTTTACACTTGTCCAATTGGCAAACCCGCCAGCCGAAGCCGCAGTGACAATTGGTGTTGCGCAAGCTGTAACAGGAGGCAATCCGCGAACCGACTTTTTTTTCAACGCCAGCGGCGCTGCTGCGTCTTCGGGTTCTTTCGAATTCTGGGTTACGGGGACAGGGCTGGCGGTAGCCGGCGCGATTGATGGAAAGTTTCATTTGTTCGCCGCCCGCCGGGGGACTGCCCGGGAGGTCTGGATAGATGGCGCAAGAAGGGCAACCGGTGCGGGTGTGGGCCAGGATATCTGGGATGCAACATCCGGTTTCGCCCTTGGCAGCCGCGCAGAATCAACCGCGAACAGAATCAATACTGCGACAACAATAGTTTTTACCGCCGGATGGAACCGGGCGCTGACAGATGCGGAAATGCGGATGCTGGCGCGCGATCCGTTCTGTATGTTCCGGCCGCGGGCGGAATGGCGCGGCGTGTGGACGCCGGCCGGCGGGAACGTCACGCTTAATCCAAGCGATGTTCTGGACGGCATTTCGCTGGCGCAGCCGGTACTTTTGCAGGCGCATAGTCTGAACGTTCAGGATGCGCTGCTGGCCACAGGTTTTGAAACCCCGGCCCTGAATGGGTCTGCGGCGCTAAACCCGTCCCGGATTTTTCTGGCTGCAAGCCTTGAGGGCGCGGCGCTTGTGCAGACGCATCAGTTTTCACCGCTTGAAATGAATTTTGCATTTCCATTTGACGCCGCAATGCCAGGGTCACAATCGCAAAATGCACCTGGGTTCAGAACCGGCGCCATCGCCGCGCAGCCGCGCACCGGCAGCATAACCGGCAATCAAAGGATTGCCCCGATAGGCGCGGGCAACAGAAGCAATATCATCAAGGAGTAGAGAATGGCCAAGACAGTCGATGACGTTGTGCTGGATGCGGCACTGAATCATATCAAGACAACGGCGGATAAATTGGTGGTGTGCATTGGCGCGCCCGTAAGTTACGCCGAGGCCAACACCAATTCGCCCAGCGGCAAGCGCTGCGGGCAGCGCGCAATTACATCGGCGAATTTTACCGGCCCGGTCAATGGCGATGTGTCCGGGCGCAAGCTGACGGTCAATCAGCAGACCGGCATTACGGTGGATGTCACCGGCACAGCCGATCATGTGGCGCTGGTGGATGATACCGCGAGCGTTCTGCTGGCGGTGACAAGCCTGAGCGCGTCACAGGCGGTGACAGCGGGAAACAGCATGACGGTGAATGCGTTTGATCTTGAAATCGCCGATCCAACATAAGGAGTGCGGATATGCAGGTCTATGTCAAGGATCCCGGCGCCATACTGGATTACACCATCAATTGGGGCGGCGGTTATCTGCAAAACGGGGAAACGCTGAGCAGCAGCATCTGGACGATTTTTCCGGCCGATATGACGCAAAGTTCGGCCAGTTATACCGCCAGCACAGCCAGCATTACCGTATCAGGCGGAACGGCAGGTCAGATTTACCAGCTTACAAACCGCATCACGACATCGCAGGGGCGCACCGACGAGCGTTCCATCACCGTCAGAGTGGAGCAGAGATAATGATCCGTGAACGGTTGAGTTTGCTGAGCGCGCCGGGAGTTGAACCGGTCAGCGAAGCAGAGGCGCTGGCGCATGCGCGCATCGGCAGCGATGAGGAGCTGTCCCTGCTGCACGGGCATTTGCGCAGCGCCAGGCATATGGTGGAAAACTGGACCGGGCGGTCCCTGATCAGTCAGGGCTGGCGCTGGATGCTGGATGGCTGGCCCGGCGCTGTGTCACAGGACTGGTGGGATGGGGTGCGTGCAGGCCCAATTTCAGCGGGCAAGGCGCGATATATCGAACTGCCTAAGGCGCCGCTGATTTCGGTAACGGCGGTGACGCTGTTTAACGATGCCGATCAGGGGCTAAGCTGGCCAGCCGCCAATTATTTTGTGGATAGCGCGAGTGCGCCGGGCCGGCTGGTATTGCGCAATGCCGCCAGCGCGCCTTCGCCGCAACGCGCCGCCAGCGGATTACAGATTGATTTCACCTGCGGCTATGGCCCGGCGCCAGGCGATGTGCCCGCACCGCTGCGCCAGGCGGTGCTGATGCTGATGGCGCATTATTTTGAAAACCGGGAAGTTCTGCAAAGCAGCCCGGCATCGCCAATATTGCCAATGGGGGTGCAAGCCCTGCTGGCGCCCTACAGAATTATGAGGTTGTGAGATGATTGGCGGTTTGCGGCAGCGCGTGACCCTGCAACGGCGCAGTGACGTGGCGGACACTGGCGGGGGCAGCACGCTGATCTGGAGCGATGTCGCGCAGCTATGGGCAAAGGTGACACCGCTTCAGGGTGGTGAGAATGTTCAGGCCATGCGGCTGCAACCTGTACAGGAATATCGGGTTGAACTGCGCCATCGCGCAGATGTCACCCCGGCGGAGCGGTTTTTATTTGGGGCGCGCGTGCTGAATATCCGCAGCGTCATAAATGTGAATGAACGCGGCGCCTGGCTTGAGTGCCGCTGCGAAGAGGGTGTGGCCGGGTAAGCGCTTCGATCACTTTCAAAAATTCTGACATGAGAGGTATGCCATGACTGCGGCAGGATGGGAACTGCAACAGGCGATCTTTGCGCGCCTGGATTTAATTCTGGCCGAAACGGTCTATGACCATGTGCCGCAGAATGCGCCGTTTCCCTATGTGGTGGTTGGCGATACCACGGCAACAGCCTGGGGCGCGGGCGATCTGAATGGCGAGAGCCATGCGCTGAGCATTCATATCTGGTCGCGTTATCAGGGGCGCAAGGAAATGAAACAGATTATGGCGGCGGT